AAATTCACCTATAATGTTGATCGTGAAAGTTTGAGGTATCTTGATTGTGTTTACATGAACATGGGTCTTTATGGGAATGATCCCAAACAACTTGAAGAAATGAGACAACGTATTTACCCTGTATTTGATTATGAATGAATTTATCTGTTGTTGGTGGAATTCAAAGAGTATTCCTGAAACTATTGATAATAAAACACCTGTAAAATATATAAAGGAATACTTGAATATGGAATATGTGTCTGATAAAAAAATTTATTGCTATGATATTCATAACTGTATGTCTGAATTGGAAATTTCATCAATGAGACCATACGGCATCAAGAATATACCATCAGTAAAAGTCTATGACTTTAGAAGAATTGAAAACTGGTTTTTGAGTAAATATAATATGCTCAAAAGAATTAAAGTGACTGATTTTATGAATTGATTAGACTTTTATCCTGAACCAATCTTTTTATTTATTATATAATGATTTCTAACGAAAGAAAAGACTTTCTCTGGGTGGAGCGATATCGCCCACAAACCATTGATGAATGTATCCTCCCTGAGGCTACCAAGAAGACCTTCAAAGAGTTCCTAGATAAAGGTGAGGTTCCTAATCTTCTTTTGTCTGGACCTCCTGGTGTGGGTAAGACCACCGTTGCAAAAGCACTATGTCACGAACTTGGAGTTGACTATTATGTCATTAACGGATCTGACGAAGGACGGTTTCTGGACACGGTACGGAACCAAGCAAAAAACTTTGCATCGACCGTCTCACTTTCTTCGACTGCAAAACACAAAGTCATCATCATTGATGAGGCAGATAACACAGGGAACGATGTACAACTCCTCTTACGGGCTAATATTGAGACGTTTTATAACAACTGTCGATTCATCTTCACCTGTAACTACAAAAACAAAATCATCGAACCTCTCCACTCTCGATGCGCCTGTATCGAGTTTGGAATTAAAGGAAAAGAAAAACAACAGATTGCAGCAGGATTCTTTAAACGTCTCCAAGAAATCTTGGATACAGAAGGTATTAAATATGATAACAAGGTCTTGGTAGAACTCATCAACAAACACTTCCCTGATTGGCGTCGTGTTTTGAATGAGTGTCAACGTTACTCTACTAGTGGTAGTATTGATTCTGCGATTCTTGCATCTTTCTCTGATGTCTCTGTAAATGATCTCATTAAATGTCTCAAAGAGAAGAACTTCTCGGAAGTCCGTAAGTGGGTTGTTTCTAATTTGGATAATGATCCTGGGGTTCTTTTCCGTCGTATTTACGATGCTCTTCTTGTATCCCTTGAAAACAATTCTATTCCTGCTGCTGTGCTTGTCATTGCTAAGTATCAGTACCAAGGTGCTTTCGTTGCTGACCAAGAAATTAACTTCTTGGCGGCGTTGACAGAAGTAATGGTGGAGTGCGAGTTCAAATGACAGAAGAACAACTAGAAAAAGAACGTTGTGTAGATGATGATTATGCTGTCATCAGTCAGTTCTACACAGCAAAAAGACGTTATCCAACCATTCCTTTTTATCTTCGAGATGAGAATGGAGATACATATGAGTTTGGATGGCAACTAATTTACCAATACATTGAGAAGTTAAATGACTAACGTAAAACTGTTTCGTATCATCACAGGTGAAGAAGTAATCGCAGATCTTCTCTCTGAGGATGAATCAACTGTGACTGTTCAAAATGGTCTGGTAGTTCTTCCTTCAGGTCAGAGTGTTGGATTTGCTCCTTGGGCAACTGTGATTGATAAAGATCAGCCTGAAATTACTGTAAATAAAAATCATATTGTTTACATTGCAGAAGTTGATGAAGGTGTGACCAAGAAGTATAATGAAATCTACGGAAGTAAATTGGTAACACCAGATAAAAAGAAATTGATTCTCTAAATTATGGAACTAAAAGACTGGTTGAACTCACTCAACTTCACGAAGGAGAACCTGATTCAGGAAGACCCTTCGTTGACTAAAGATTATCCACCATACATTATCAATCGTTGTCTGTCTGGTCACATGGATTGTATTATGTTCGTCAATGAGATGAACAAGTATCACAACCTGGACAAAGATATGCAATATGAATTTTATCTAAATACTTTGAGAAAGAGGAAGAGATTCTCTCCTTGGCTCCGTAAAGATAAGATCTCAGATTTAGAGGTTGTGAAACGTTACTATGGTTATAGTAATGAGAAAGCTTCTCAGGCTTTGAAAATTTTATCCAATGAGCAACTTAATTTTATTAAACAACGACTTGATACTGGTGGAAAAAAATGACACAGACTGTTGAACCTCAGGTTAATTGGTCTAAAGAGCAGATGGTAGAGGTTAGGCTCAATGAACCTGATGACTTCCTGAAAGTTCGTGAGACTCTTACACGTATTGGTGTAGCTTCTAGAAAAGAAAAGAAGTTGTATCAATCTTGTCATATCCTGCATAAACAAGGTAAGTATTACATTGTTCACTTTAAGGAACTATTTGCCTTAGATGGAAAGTATGCTAACCTTACTATTAACGATGTTCAACGTAGGAATCGTATCACTCGTCTTCTTGTTGACTGGGGACTAATTGATGTGGTGGTAGAGGAGTCTATCCTTGATATTGCTCCACTCAATCAGATCAAAGTTCTTCCTTACAGAGATAAGAATGAGTGGACTCTGGAACAGAAGTACAACATTGGTAAGAAGAATAACAAAACTGAAAAATCCGAATAAATAATACTGAGTCTTTCGTGCAGACTCTACGAATGTCGGAAACCCCTATAAGGAAGTGTGGTTCTTACTACACTTCTTTTTTTCGTTTCATGGTATAAATAAGTGTGGATGCCTTCGGGGTCCACACAATCAAATCTCGCTTTCAAAGGAGAAGTACAGATGACTAACATTCAGAAATATAATGCTGCCGATTTGGATCAGTTGATGGATAAGATTGCCAGAAATTCTATTGGTATGGATGATTATTTTAATAGGATTTTTAGTGTATCTACACAAAACTATCCACCATACAATGTTATTCAGGTAAATAGTACTGAAACAAGACTAGAAATTGCACTAGCAGGATTTAAGAGGGAACAGGTTCATGCTTACACCGAGTATGGAAAACTTTTTATCAGGGGGGAAAAAGAAACATCTGATGAAGAGGGAACGTTTATCCACAAGGGATTGGCTCAAAGAAACTTTGAAAGAGCCTGGACCCTCGCTGAAGACACAGAAGTCTCCAACGTCGTATTTGAAGACGGACTTTTATCAATCACTCTGAAAAAGATTGTTCCAGAACATCATCAACGTAAAGATTATATCTAAATAAAATTGAATATCGTCGCCGCAGGGGACTACTGGCAAAATCCAGTAGACACCCCTATTTTTTTGTGTTAAAATCTAAGAGAGGTATTGTAAGAAAATGACTGTAAAACTTTTGCTACTGAAATCTGGTGAAGATGTTATCGCCGAAGTCAAAGAGATGTGTGTTGGTGATAGGGAGAAACCACAAGTTGTTGGATACTTTCTTAAATATCCTTGTCGGGTAAAATTGATTGGGGAGGAAACTCAAAACGGTAAACCAAAGTTCAAAATGCAACTTACTCCATGGATGCCTTTGAGTAAGGATGAAATGATTCCTGTTGTTGCTGACTGGGTAGTTACTGTTACTGAACCAATTGATGAACTGAAAGAAGTATTTGAAAAAGGAGTAGAAAAAAATGAAACTAGAAAATCTGAAACTATTATCATTGAAGGATCAGAAACTGATTCTGACTCAGATTGAAGAAGTGTCTGCAGAACTTGGTGAACCAGACTGTAAACTGATTGAACCTTTTGTTCTGAATCCTAGTACTATGGAATTAACTCCATGGTTCATCAATCTCACAAATCAGAATGAGTTCATGATTCACTCTGACAACATTTTGACAATTATGGAACCAAACGGTAAACTAAAGGTTAAATACGAGGAACTGTTGACGGAATGAATTTCTATACGAACATCCAGATGATTGGAAATCAGTTCCTTGTTCGTGGTTATGAGGATGGTAAAAGAGTTCAATATCGTGATGATAATTATCGACCTACTTTATTTGTGAAGGCCAATTCTCCTACAGAGTACAAAACACTGGAAGGTGAATATGTTGAAGCTATTCAACCTGGAACAGTAAAAGATTGTAGAGAGTTCTACAAGAAGTACGAAGAGATTGAGAACTTCAAAATCTACGGAAATGAGAGATATATCTACCAATATATCTCTGATAAGTATCCTCAAGATGAGATCAAGTTTGACATCAAGAAGATGAAACTTGTGACCATCGATATT